CCACCGGGTGTGGAAGCCGCGCAGGGAGGGCAAGTCGACCCACGGGATCGTCGACAGGGTCGGGTGGGTGTCGAGCGAGTCGTCCAAGCGCATCCTGCTCGGCAACCTGTCGAGGGCGGTGCAGCAGGGCGAGGTGATCGTTCCCTGCACGGGTACCCTCGACGAGATGCTCGCCTACGTCCTCGACGGCAACGGGCGCGTCATCCCCGGCAGGCTCCGGGACGAATCGACGGGCGCACGGGAGAACCACGGCGACCGCGTGATCGCGCTCGCGCTGGCGTGGCTCGCCATCGACGACGCGCCAGTTCCCGGGCAGCAGGATGACGTGTACCCTGACGGCTCCGCAGGCGACCTGCTCAAGCACTGGGAGGTTTTCCGATGATCGCAAACGCAGACCGTGTCCGTGAATGGTGCGACGAATGTGAGGTCGAGACGCTGTTCGCGGACGGCTTGGACGACGCCGTGATCGGCATAACTCGCGATTTGCGTTCCGGCGAGTACAGGGTCGTCTATGACACCCACCGCGTGGTTCAGATCTTGGTGAACGACCAAGGCATGGACTACGACGACGCCGTGGAGCATCTGGAACACAACATCGTCGCTGCGTACGTCGGTGAGCGGACCCCCGTGTGGTCGTTCCTCCCTGCGATCGACGAGGAAGGCGAGGAGTGATGGCGAGGAAGCGTGGCCCGAACCTGTCGGTCGGGCGTGGGGAGAAACTCCCGGTGTCGCAGGGCGCGGGGCTGACCGCCAAGGGCAGGGCCAAGTACAACCGCGCCACCGGCAGCAAGTTGCAGGCCCCGACCAAGGACAAGGACAACCCGCGCCACAAGTCGTTCTGCGCCCGCAGCCGGTCATGGAAGGGCGAGCGCGGCAAGGCGGCACGCGCACGGTGGGGGTGCTGACATGGCGAAGAACTCGCTCGTCGGGAACATCAACAAGCGTCGCAAACTCGGGATCTCGCGCCCCAAGTCTGCAAAGTCAGTCAGCGCGAAGAGTTATGCCGCAATGAAGCGCGGCTGGAAGAAAGGCAAGTGATGCCGAAGGTCGGAAAGAAGAAGTTCCCGTACACCGCGAAGGGCAAGCACGAGGCGATGGAGTACGCCAAGAAGTCCGGCAAGCCCATGAAGAAGGCGAAGGGCCGCTGATGCCGTTCAAGTCCAAGGCGCAGCAGGGATTCATGTTCGCCAAGCACCCGCGCATCGCGAAGGAGATGGCTTCCAAGACGAAGTCCATGAAGCGCCTTCCCGCCCGCGCCAAGAAGAAGGGCAAGAAGTGATCGACACCATCGCACTGTGCCTCGCAGCGGCCGTGCTCGGCGGTTTCGGTGGCATCGCCCTGTGCCGCAAGTACGGTTGCCGCCTCCCGTCGTCCAAGAAGCCAGCGAAGAAGGCGAAGGGCCGATGATGTTCGTCCGCGTCCGCCAGACCTTCTTCCCGGTCGACGCAATCGACCAGATCGACGACATCGGCGGGCGCATCCGCGTCTCCCTCGCCACCGGGGTCAAGATCGACCTTGACCCGGTCGAGGGCGAGAAGGTCATCAGGCAGGTATCCGGGAATGCGGTTCCTGCCGTTAGCGTCCCGCAGTCCGACCATTCCGCGGTCATCTCGCTGATGGCCCGGGTTGCCGCGCTTGAGGCGAAGGTCGCCTCCATGCGGGACGTGCCTGCGAAGGCGAAGGCGAAGGCGAATGCTTGACTTCACCAACATCTCCGCGATCAGGGACGAGATCGACCGCGCCGAGTGGTTCCGCGACCAGCACGTCCAGACCTCGAAGGAACTGCGCGAGTGGTTCTGCGGTCAGGGCTACCGCGACGGGTACGGCGCGAACCACCCGGAGAACGCGGTCCATGCGTACGTCAGCATGGTGCTTCCGCGCATCATCCACGACAACCCGAAGGTCCGCGTCACCAGCGCGCGCCCGCATGTCCAGCAGACCGCCTGCGTCGCGATGAAGGCCGCGCTCAACCGCTGGTCGCGCATGACGCGCATCCGGCAGACGATCGAGCGCATCGCCACCGACATGCTCCTCGGATGGGGCGTCGCGCTCGTCGTGAACGAGCCGAAGGGCGACGAGCGCAAGTGGGATTCCGCAGGCCCGTACCTCCCGCGCGCCTACCGCATCGACCCGTGCAGGTTCATCATCGACCCTGCCGCGATGCACTGGGAGGAGGCGCGGTGGATGGGGCACGTCTGGGTGTGCGACAAGGAGGACCTGCTCCTTCGCGCCGAGGTCGACGAGACGTGGAACAAGGAGGCCATCGAGGGCCTCGCGACCAACAACGGCGTCGACGAATTGCGCGACAACCGCGACGTTCCGGAGCGCCGCGAACTCGCGATCTACGAGATCTGGGTCCCCGAACTGCACGATGCCGCCTCCGAACTGATCGACGAGGCGACGGACGACGCGCTTTTCAACGGCACGATCTACACGATCGCCAAGTACCAAGGCGGTTCCGGCGACTGCCAGTGCGAGTTCATCCGCAAGCCGCTGCCCTATTACGGACCGGCGACCGGCCCGTACGTCGTCTTCGGCGCGTTCAGCGTCCCGAACGACCCGTACCCGCTGTCCCCGATCGTCGCGTGCCGCGACCAGATCCAGTATTGCAACGACATGGCCTTGAGCCAGCAGGAGAACCAGAAGCGGTACAAGCGCATCCTCGTCGGTGACGCCAAGAACCCGAAGTTCCTTCAGGACGTGGTGAACGCCCCGGACATGTACGTCTTCGCGGAGGCCGGGCTTGACGCGCGCAGCCTCCAGCCCGTCGAGGTCGGCGGCAGCACCAACCAGCACATCCAGTCAGTCGAGACTGCCAAGGAGCGGCTTGACCGTGCGCTCGGCATGTCCGACGCCATGCGCGGCAACATCGCCGGAAGCGCCTCCGCGACGGAGGTTGCCGTGGCGGAGTCCGCAAGCACCATGCGCATCGCCCACCTGAAGCGCGCCTTTCAGGACGCGATGGACACGGTGTTCCGCAACGTCGGCTGGTACATGTTCCACGACTCCCGGATCGTCCTTCCGGTCGGAGGGGAGGACGCCCGGGGGGCGGGGATGCTGGATCCCGTGTTCCAAGGCGGACTGAAGGTTGGGACGTGGGAAGACATGCAGGTCGACGTGGACGCCTACAGCATGGAGCGAACGTCGGAGATGCTTGCGCAGAAGCGCGCCATCGAGACGTTTCAGGTCATCACGACCGCGGCGCAGGCCATTCCCGCAATGCCGTGGGTCAAGTGGCGCGACCTCCTGTCGTTCCTCGGTGACGCGCAGAACGTCCCGCAGATGCAGGATTTCATCGACGAGGACGTGCTTCGCCAGATGAATCAGGCGCAGCAGGCCCCGTCCCCGGCAGGTCCGCCGCAGGGGGGTATTCCGTCCGGTGGCCCTTCCCCTTCTCCTACGGGCGAGCCTCAAGTCGTCCCTGCCCGTGCGCAGGCTGCGATCGCGGGCGCGGCAGCGAGGGCATGATGCCAGCGTACGAGTTCGAGACGAAGGACGGCAAGGTCATCGAATGCGTTCTCCCGATGCGGGATGCGCCGGGGATCGGCTCGACGTACGAGCATCCCCTGTTCGGCATCGTCACCCGAGTCCCGAGCGGCACGCAGGTCAGCCCGAACTTCACCCGGAACACCTATCCCTACGTCAGCCACGCGCTTCCCCGGAACCTTCCGGGCGTGAAGTGCGACTCGCAGGGACATCCAATCATCCACAGCCGACGCGAGGAGCGCAACGTTGCCTCCCGCAACGGCTTCGTGAGAGCAGAGGACTGACATGGACAGCGACGCTGAACCCATCGTGCAGGCCGAGACTCCGTCCGCGGGGACGGGGGAGCAGCCGAAGCAGGACGAATCGCACTTGATCGAGGCCAGCATGGCCGAACCGATCGACGATGACGACGCGATCCTCGCGAAGTTGCTCGGAAGCATCGAGTCCGACGACGACAAGGAGGCAGACGTGGATTCGTCCGCTGCTCCCTTCGTGCCGGAACCGGAACCCGCTGCACCCGCATTCGACCGTGAAGCGGTCGCCAAGGTCCTCAAGAGGGACGGCGTACCCGACGAGGTCATCGCCTCGGCTTCTCCCGAGACGCTCGCGAAGTGGGCGGAATCGGCTGCGAAGCGCCAGAAGGACGTTGACTCGTATGGCGGTCGGATGAAGCAGTTGGAGGAGCAACTGTCGAAGGGGCAGGCAGCGGAAGCGCCGAAGCAGGACAACACGCCTGCGGCGGAGGCCAAGCCCGCGAATGACCCGTTCGCGCAGATGGCGGAGACGTACGGCGAGGACCTCGTCGCTCCCGTCCGCCAAGCCTTCCAGCAGCAGCAGGCGCAGATGCAGGAGCAACTGCTGCTTGCGCAGGCCCGTGCAGCCGACGCATCGCTCCGCTTCCAGTATGGGGCAAAGTCCCCGTCCTACGACGCGGTCCTCGCGAAGATGTCGGAACTCGGGGCTGCAAAGCCGGGCGGATACGGAAGCGTCGACGAACTCGCCGCTGCCGCCTACTCGGCCATCGTTGGATCGAAGCCGTCATCGCCGCCGAACGTGCGTGCCAGCCAGCCGACCGCCCCGAAGGGCGCGACGCCACCGGTGAAGCCGCACGTTCGGCGGCG